AAGCACTCTAAGTTTAATGGTGTTTCGTTCATCTTCATCTTCTGCCACTAAGTTACGTGAGAATGTTATGATGTCAAAGCTGATTTGTTTGATCGAACCTGACCCCTTGATGTCATCGATAGAGGATAAGTGTCCCTCCTCGAATGAAGCACCCTGTGATTTACGAAGGTGGCTGATAAGTCCCAACCAGACATTATGTTTCTTAACTATCTTAAGTAGATCTGACATAATAGAATCGATTGCTTCGTTACCTGTCTTACCTCCAGCTCCCTCTGATACTGCAATGGTTATGTGGTCAAGTATAATGTACTCACACCCCAATAGACATAGGTTCTCTATCTGGTCAATTAGACTAGAGTCTGAGACTGCGCCATTGTGATCTAGCAATACTAACCTCTCGTTACCAAAGACCTTATCGTATGCTTTTCTTTCCTGTTCTGGAGTAGGGTTAGCAGGTGCAAACATAGTTATGAACTTCTCTGCAGAGTCACCTATGGATTCCTCAAGTGATACCATACCAACATTATCTTCTGTTGTATCTAGAACTTCTAGTACAATCTCTTTGATCATAGTGGATTTACCTGAGCCAGTACCTGAGGTGAACAGTACAATCTCACCCTTACGCATACCATCTAGTTTACTATTGAGACCCTCAAGACACTTGGGGTACGGCACAGAGATAGTCTCCTTACGTGCTTGGTAGGCTTCCCATATAGATTCACCACGTACAATGGATGCAGGGGCGTACTTACGGGCATTGAAGACAGCTTGCATTAGCTCTAAGGGGTTTGCCACAAGGGAGTCACAGGGGTCATTCTGGGACAAGGAAGCCACAAGAGTCTTATCCCAACCGATTATCTTAGCAGCTTCACCTACTGCCTTTTCCCCAGCAGCATCTTGATCGAACATGAGGATAACCTCTTTGAATGAACGGATCCATTCACGGTTACTTACAAGTATCTTCATGTTAGAGGAGGACGGTAGGGATACCACAGGGTAAGCCTTGCCATACTTATTGAGCATAGCTTGCTGTACTGCAATAGCATCTAACTCTCCTTCAGTGATGATTAACTTGAAACCACCACCTTGAAACTTAGATTGACCAAACAGCTCAAGATCCTTATGTTTAAGGTCACCTACTGCTCTGAAGTCCTTAGGTAATGTACGCTTTTTACAACCTACTACTTTACCTTTAGCTGTGTAAGGGTAGTAATGGGTATCGATTTTACCAGATGCATCGTATGCAACCTTCATATCGTACACTGCACATGCTGTTTTAGTTAGCATACGCTCACGAACACCTGCTGTGTCGTAGTCTGCTATTGCTTCTAGAGTCTCGGAACTCATATCGTAATCCTGTTCTTGATTCTTTGGTTTAAACTTTGACTCAACTGAAGAGTCATACTGGTCTAGGAATGCTGGCTTATCACAAGCAAAGCACTTACCTCTACCATTAGACCACAACGCTACTGCATCTGACGAGTTACAGTGCAGGCATGGGTAGTGCTTAGTGAATGTTTCACTCATACTAGTTCCACCTATCTTCCTTCATTTGTTTAGCGTCTTTACGCTTATCTGTTGCTTTGGCTTTGGTATCCAATCGTTGCTGCTTCTTACCCTTAGGCTTCTCCAGATACTCTTCTGGTTCAGCCTGTTGTGTAGTACGCTTCATATTAATCCTTAATTAGTGACCAACCCTTATGGGTCTTCTGTGATCCTGCAACTAGTTTAAGTACTGAGGGGAGGTTTAACTTGTAAGCTTTTACCATAGCTTCTGGAGAGAACTCCACTGTAATACAGTAATCCTTGTGCTTAAACTTATACACTTTAACTACTTGCTTGTGGATAACTATTGAGGGATCTGAGATAAAACGTTCAGACTCTGCTTCCTCTAATGGTGAGATCCAACGTACAGCACCTATGTTACCATTGTACCATGTACGTTCTCCATTAATATCTCGCTCAGTCAGAGTATCCTTGACACACAAGTGGTAAGTCTCAAAGTAGCTTAGACCTCCTCTCGTCTTGTACAAGCGGTATATCTCGAAGGTGAACTTGGACTTACCTAGTGCCCTGATGTCCTCTGTGAGGACCTTACAGGAGCCTGTGTAGACTTTCCAGTTGCTTTGACGTACCCGTTTACGTTTCTGATGAACATGGAAGAACTTACGACCTAGGTACTTCTTGCCAGAGACCTTATTGGTGATGATGTAGATGAAACCGAAGTAGTTATCCACATCGAATGAACCTTCTGGATACGTCCAGTGTCCTAAGGGGTTACTCATGGTTGTTTCTCCAAATCAGGTTTATTCATCACCAAATACCTTGTCAATAGCTATTGAAAAGACTATCCAGTCGAGCTCGGCTTTTGTTTTTGATGCTGGTGGATAGCTAAACTGCGGTGATGTTACCATATCAATGTAAGTTTTCTTAAGCCGTACTCGTTGTCTGTTAGTCATTACCAAATACCTCTGCAAGTGTTAGTCGTCTGAAGCCATCCCAGTTCCTACGCATATATAGTAGGTTCCAGCATACTTCCATCTTATCTTCCCACTCTCGTGGATGGTGGTCTCGCCAAGTATTAGCAACAACCTGTAGCATGTTATCAGCAGATACACCCTCAAGGATCTTCTCGGCTTTCTTAGGGCCAATACCTTTGAGTCCCATGATGTTGTCAGTGCTGTCTCCAGTAAGCATTTGAATACACATCTTGTAATGACCTGTGTCACCATCGATGAAGTACGTAGTCTTCTTGTTGAAGTTGAAGTGCCAACCGGGAACCATGTCAATGTCTTTATCAATGTGAGCAATGACGTAAGACTCGCCAGCATCAAAGGCTTCTTGGGCCCATATGGATACTACATCATCTGCTTCACAGTTATCTGACTTGTAACAACCAGTGTCCCATGCGTACTCTGTTAACTTCTCCCTCAGTTCGATTACTTTGGGATCCATAGGTTTAGCATTCTTACGGTTAGCTTTATAATCATCAGCTACTTGGTATCGGAAGTTACCTTTACCTTTGACTGCAACGTACCCCTTAACACTACCAGTATCACGCATGATACCATCTAGTGCTTTATCGAAGTAACTCTTAGCTTGTGTAAGGGAGTCAGCTGTAATAGCTATCTTGAAGATAACAGAGTCAACATCTACGAAGCATTTGTCAAAGGACATCTCTGGATCCATGCAACTTTTACTGAACATCTCATGTACTGCATCATTATCATTAAACATATGTATTTCCTGTTGTGTTAATGTGGGATACCTAGTGCTTTCTTTGCTGCAATACGTTCTTGAGCTGGCCAGATATAACTATCGTAGTCTACATCATCTAAATCCCAATTAACGGCATTCATTACGTCAATAAATAAAACAACTGCTTGATCCTCTGTCAGGTTACATGTCTTTATAGTGGATTTTACTGTAGTTAATAACTCGTTGTACATACTCATATTTTAACCCTATTGAGCCCCTAGGTATCTTAAGGGCTAGTTCTGATCCTTAGTGGATTTGTGCATAGTTAATACCTATCTTACCGTCACCATCCATACATTGTACATCGACAGACTTAGGGCCCTCACGGAACCCAGCTACAGATATCTCTAGTACAGTTTGTGCATGTTTAGTTGGGGTTACCCAAGCTGTTTCATCATGGTAGAACAGGACAGGATAGGTATCCTCAAGGCCTAGCTCTTTGATCTTCTTGTACTGGTAAACTAATGCTGATTTACAAGTGATACCCTCAAGTGTTTGTAGGAGGTAGTTAAGTAGTTGATGCTCTGAGCCTACGATGATACGTCTGCCATCTGCACCAATGATGAAGCCAATGCCAGTCTTCATCTTGTTCCTGTTGAACTCTACAAGTAAACTAGTCTTTAGTTCTTCGAGCTTAGGGAATGCAGCTTTGAACTTCGCGTCTGCTTCTTTACCAGCTTTAATTGATTTAAGTCCAGTGATAACCTCACCAAGCTTAGCTACACCTGCACCAAACAGGTAGGCATAGATGAATCCCTTAGCCTTAGCACGAGAGATACCGAGTATGGCAGCATTACGTGAGTGGGCGTCAGTACCATCTGACTCTTGACCTACAACAACTGATGCAGTGAACGCATCATCACCCATGTAGTGTGCTAAGCCTCGGAACTGGTTACCAGCTGAGTCAGCACCTACTAGCTTACGTCCCTTCTCACAAGTTAGTAGAGACCTAAGATCCTTACCGTACTCTGAGTGAACTCCGGGAATGTTAACTATACCACGATGACGACAACGGAAAGATGGTGTACCGATTGTAAACATATCTCCATGTAGACGACCATCACCCCACTTCTCAACCATACCTAACCAGTTTTCTACCATAGCTAGTCGTTGACGTAGCATGTAGTAGTCAGTTATCATAGACCCAACGAGTCCTAAGGGTTCCAGAGAACTGTCAGTTAGTTTAGGTGACATCTTTATCCACTTACCTTTGACCTTCTTGAAAGTCCAATCATCAGGCTTCCAACCAACATCAGACAGGTACTTTTTAACTTCTGCAAGTTGACCTAAGCGTACTTCATTGAATTGGATACGGGAGAATGGTCCACATACGTATCCATCGGAAGCCTTGGTAGTTGGATCTATGTCGTACCAGTCAGTGATGTTCTTGTAGTAGTCACCATTTTTCTTTACGATCTTATCTACTTCCTTAGTGCCTTTCATGATACATACAGTGCCCAGCTGGGGCTCTAGCTCGTCTTCGATAGCATGTAGTTTCCATGTAAGCTCACGTTTAAGGCGTAGAGCTGCTGGCATATCGAATGCCCAACCCTTAGCTGTGATTTCTGCGTTAACATGTGCGAAGTCATGCTCTAAGATAAGGGCTTGCTTGAACAATGGTCGTGCTTTGATCTGAATAGAAGCTTCACGAGACAACCTTTCGTATACCTTGGTATTCAATGTAACGTCCTGTATACAATATTCTAGCATTTCTTGGTTGTAGTTAGTCCAATCATTGTAGTCTCCTTTCGGATACTTGAAGAACTCACCCCAACCTTTTAGGCCATGACGATGTGAACGTTGGAACATACAAAGCTGTGACATTAATAATGTATCCCAGATCTTTTGCTCTGCTCGTGGTTCCCAGTTAAGTAAACGCTTAAGCACAGGGAGGTCATATGAAATAATATTGTGACCTGCAATGAGGTCAGCTGCCTTTAGTTTATCTAGACCTAAGGTAAGTGCTGGTAGTGCATCATCGTGATCAGAGTAGGAGAAGATCTCCTTGGTATCGATGTCTTGCATTACAAGCATCCAGATAGTATCTACTTCGGGGATAAGACCATTGGTTTCTAGATCCCATATTAGTTTACTCATTGTCTTCAACCTCCGAGTAGACTATTCTGGTGATCTTGTATCTATAATCATGTTCTTGATAATAAGGGAAGGAAGAATGTAGCTCTGTTATGCTATTACTTAGTTCTGTTACTAACCATGCTAATTTCATCATATTTCAGTCCTCCAAGACTGGTAAGCATTTTAATGTGACCTGCTTATGTCATTTGTTTAATATTTAGTGATCCTTAGTAACTACCGAAAGTCTTCTGCATGAAGTTTGTTAATTTCACCATAGTACTGAACACCCATACTTGACCTGCAGGGATCATATAACCTTGATCTACTACCTCACGTATTGTCCACCCATTTACAGTCATTGTGATAATAAACTGATCTCCTGCTTCTGGTTCTGGTAATAATTCTAACTCACGTGGTTCTGTGTTTCTCATTTTTCCATTCCTTTTACTATTAAGTTGTTGTTCCAATCGTAGTATATAGGTGCTGTTTCCCACTCAACTAGCTCACCCTCTTCAAAGATTATTGCAGAGGACTCCACAACGGGAGCCTCCACAACTAATTTATCACTGGATAACATGAACCAGATAGCAATGACTTCTATTGTCAATCCAATTACAAGCAATGAGAGATAGTTACGTGATCTCACAACCACCCCCACCACAGGCTACCTCAGAACTTAGGTCAGTTTCATCAGCTGACTCAATGATCTTAGATAGGTCAATAGAAGTAAGTGAACCTTCCATCAGGTTAAACTGTTCTTCTGTGATATCCTCGAAAGGTGCTTGAATGTAGGTGCCACCATTGTAAGGTAGTACTGCAATACCATTGAAGGTGTTACGATTCTTCCACATCCACATGCCTACTTCTTCCCACTCGTCATCTTTAACAGAGATAGTGCAGGATACATTGTGAGAGTTCTGACCCTCAATATGCCCAGTGGCTACCCATTCAGTGTTGAACTTACGTACACGATCAAGTAACTGGATAGGGCTCTCAGTGCGTAAGATGGATCCCTCGGGAGCCTTTTGTGGTATCTCAATAACAGACTGAGACTGTGGGTTGAAGAACTCGTCTTCTACTAGCTCTGGGTGGTTTTCAGCGAAGTACTGATACAGTGCTTCATTCTTACCAATACGCTGTCTCCGAATATAATAATCATTATGCCAAGCATGTATGCCGCTACTGCTCCCAAGGACACAGCTGCTAGTGCCGCTAGGCTTAACAGTAGTACAACGTGCAGCAGGGTTGATCCCCATAAGTGCAGAGACTCGCTTATTTTCATTAACAACTTCAAGAGCTGCCTCCTTTAGGTCATAATCTAAGATAACACCTGAACCAATTCCTGTCATACCTACACCAATCAAGGCATCCTTCTCAGTAGTCTCACGCCAGATATCACGTAAGTAGTGGAAGTCTGTGTAGCCTGCTTGAAGAGTACCAATGAGTGCTGCAGCTTTGGACCTAGCATTGAGATCTTCTTGTGATTCAATGTCAGATACGTTTAGCTCACACAAATTACAGAATTGGTATGGTCGTAAGCCGATCTCACAACATGGATTGGTACCCCAGTCCTTATCGTTACTGAAGTAAACTCCGGGTTCACCTGAACCTGATAGCTCCACACGTTTCCATAGGTTCTGGAACTCTGTTGCAGTGATCTTGTGACGTAGCATTACTGCTGAGTTGTTAGAACGTCCACGTTGTGGGTTAGCAATGTACCACTCGCCAGCTTTACAGCCTAGCATATCGTCATCATCCATAGAGAACAATGAGATCATAGCAGCCCTACGGATTCCACCAGTTAACACTGCATCTGCAATGTAACACATGATATCATGGACTTCTAAGGTGGTTAACTGACGACCTATGGCGCTGTCTAGTACCTTACGGATGTGATGTACACAATCCTTAAGTGGCTGTGGTCCGGGAGCTTTACCACCTGTGGTGATCAATCTGGCACCCTTAGGGCGTACATCACGATAGTCTAAGTCTACGTCCATAGAACCTTTGAAGTAGCAGTCCATTAGAACCTTGATAGCATCAGCCCAACCTTCGATGTTGTCTGATACAAGGAATCTACGTGTACGTTTCTTAGGTCCTGTGACTTCTGGTAGCTTACGAATGTGATGACGTTGCACAGAGTAGCCCACACCAGTACCCCCAAGGAGCAAGAACATAGTCTCTGAGAATGCTTCTACATCTTCTACTGGGAGATAAGCACAGTTGTAGATACGATTAGGGGCAAGCTCAATAGGAGCCCCACCAAACTGTAGCGAACGCATAGAAGGAAGTGACTTCTTTTCGTATACGAGGGAATAAGCATCTTCAAT